TCAATCGGACTCCTCCCCGAACAGTGCGTCGCATGTGTTCCTCCCAGCTGGGGAGGGTAGCGGGCGAACTGCCGACGGCGCAAGGATTCTGACGCCGCCACCGGGCAAAACCTCGACGGCGCCCACATCGAGGCCGCAGGCTTGCCATGCGTCGATCGCATTCTTGATCAGCCGTTCCGTGGTGCGAGAGGGGGGCATTCAATGGCTCCTGTATTTCGCACCAGAGAACTCGACGGCGCGATCATCCCAGATCGCCTTCACGCCTTTCGCAAAGTTTTCCGGGGTCACGCCCGCCACGATGGCTGTCACGCAAGCAGCCTCGACCAATGCGGCCACGAACTTATTCGAGTCTTCGCCGATCATGGGAAGCACCGCCTGCCATGCCGCATATGCCTCCGGGTTCATGCTGGCGATCATTGCCGCCGCCTGCTCATCTGTCGGTCGCGTCACGCTGCATCCTCCTCAAACTTCTCTGTCTGGTTGCCCCAGACCGTCCATCCCGCGCGCTGCTGGCGGCTGAACAGTTCCAGCCGCTTAGCCTCTGGCATCAGAAGCTCGGCCGCGTGAAACGCTTCGTCTGGCTTGCGGCTGTGCTCGCGCAGCGGCCCCTCGATCACGCTCCTTGTGCTGCGTGTGGTTTTGGGTTGGCCACGGGTGCCGATCAGGAACGGCTCGCCCGCACATCGCAGGATGTAGCCGGTCCCGAATGCCAGCTTGCCGTGGGTGGTGCGCTTCACCCAGTGGCCGGCGGTCTTGAAGGTGAAGCCCCATGCCTGGAGAACCTGCATCGCTTCGGGAAGCATCGGGTTCGTGGCCCAAAGCCAAAGCAGGCAATCATCTGCGGTCAATGCCTCGACCGGCAGATCCTTGATCCAGTCGATTGGGGTGCAATCATACTGCGCCTTCGCATTCTTGGCCTCACCCTTGGCGCTGAAATTGTCGAACGACCAAGGCGGATCGGCCATGATGAGGTCGAAGCCGCCGTGCGGCCGAAGGTCGATGAACTGCTGGATGATGCTGGTCATCCCCGCCCCTCCAGCACCACGATCTGCCGCTCTGCATCCTCGACCATCCGCTCAAGGATCACGCGCCCGATCTCCTGCATCAGTTCCTGCTGCTCGGCGGTCTTGACGGCCGCCCGCAGGCGCTGCGCTTCGTCGTGGCATCCGGCCTTGCGCAGACGTAGGGCGAGGGTCAGCGCGCGGGTTTGGGTGTCGGGGGTGGTCATGTGCGGGCCTCGTCGGCGAGGGCGGCGCGGGCTTGGTGTATTAGCCTTGGCGAAAATCTGACATAAGCTTCGCCCATTGGGTGCTTTTCAGCAAACGGGCGCAACGCATCCTTAAGCTCCGCAAGGCGGGTGCGTAGGGCGGTGATTTCGTCACTCATGCCAGCAGTCATATTGTCGATCTGGGAAATGACGCCTGTGACGGTATCAAGCGGCTCCCACTGCGGGGCATCCTCCTGATAGTGTTTGTGGTGAAGCGCGCGGGCCAAACCCACTGCCTCCCGCACCGCATCGTCAACAGGCGCATAGGCAACGGCATCATCGGGGTAGCGCGTCGTGGCCCATGTTCCCGTGTGATCGAGGCTTGGGTTGCCACGCCAGACCATGATTTTATCTGGCAAAGCGCGGTCAGGCACGACACCCTCTGGCAATCTGTTCTGACACCCGCACATTTCATTGCTGCCTCGGCAGGGGCACTGCTTCACATCATCCATCGCTTTCTTCCTCGCTCACAAACAAGCGCTCGATGCTGACACACCCAACTGATCCGCCCATCTTGTGCATTTCAAACTGCTCTTTGATTTTTGCGTCGGACCAATCTGCCGTTGGGGTAATCCGGCAGACGGTTACCAAGTAATTCACCATCGCGCCGCGCTCGGTGGAGCAGACTGTGTCTGGGAATGGGAAGCCCCTGCGATCAAGGTAAGCCATGCCGACTGTGTTGTCGGGGCGCGAAACAAAGCATTCGAGGGGCAGTTCGGTGCGGCGGTTCCAGTTTGCCACAAGGTTTTCCTTGAACCCAAACTCCACGTTGGATGATGCTTGGCAGTCGGTGCAGCAGATCACATCGCCCCCAAGGTTTTCATCATCTTCGAGTGTGAAACGCTCGGCCTCACCCCCGCAGAACGGGCATGGCAGCAGCTCCTGCGCTGTGTCCGTGCTGTCGCTCATGGGTTACTCCTCGCCGCCTCGAATCCTGCCGCAAACGCAGCCCAAAGTGCGCCTTCAAGGTGGGGGTGCTGAATCAAGATGCGCCCTTCGTCTGGCTCCGACTTCAAATCAAAACGTGCCGCCCAAAGCTCCGAGTTCTTAGCCTCTTCGGTTTCGCGATAGGCATTCCATGCAGCCAGGAGCGGGTGCCCCTTTGGCAGTGGTGCTGATGTGGTCATTCTGTTGTCTCCTTCTCCCACGGCATCGGTTTCAACTTCACCGGCGTGTCTCGCTTCGACAGGCTCTTCTTCTGCGCTGCTGCCGCGCGCTCCGGCAGGGTCTGGGCGCGGCTGTTGCTGGGGTCTTTCGACAGCTTGCATGGGGGCAGGGTGCGGATCATTGCATACCCCCCGGCATCTGGTCCCATGTGCGCCCGTCCAGCAGGCGACCGGCGCGCTTCTTTCCGACCTTGAAAAGGTCCGGTTCATCGTCCCGGTGCATCTCCATGGATGCCGATGGCGTGATGCAGTCAAAGGACCATTCGTTATTCCACCACGTCGCGACATGCTCGCTCCGAGTGGGAATGTGATTGCAGCTCTCCCCTGGCGCCCACTCGCCCCACTGCTTGAAGTGGAAGGCAACCCCGGCTTTGATGCACTGATCCCGTAGGTGTCGTGCCCAATCAGGGTGCATCGGACGCGCGCCGGAGCCGCTCTCGCCGCCGCAGATCACAAGGTCGAGGCCATCGGAAATTGGGCCATGCCGCTCCATCACGCCAGCCAGAGCGTCGAACCAAAGGCCATCAATGTGAAGGCAGGTCAGGTCCACCGGCCCCAGCAGCGGCTCGCAGGACAGGAACCGGACAGCAGCAGGCACCGCCAGCAGGTGCGGGATGCGCCTGTCAGCCTCGGTCTGGTTCTCCACTGTGGTGCCAAGCCAGACATTGGGCCAGCCGTCGCCCCATGCGGGCAGATCGCCATATTCCTCTGGCCGCAGAAAGCGCGCGATATTCTGCGGCCGCTTGGTCAGCAGCATCCAGTCGAGATGAGGGGTGCGGTGGATAAGGTGCCACAGGTCGCCGCGCCAGCCGCTGGTGATCGAGCGATCATTGTCGAAGACATCTGCGAGACTGGCGCAGAAGACCCGCGTGCGCTTGCCCGTCGCCTGCGCCGCCTTGTTCCATGCCAAGGGCTTGCGCCAGTTCGCGGCACTGGTGCGGCGGCGGACGTGCGGGCCCCACGAATGACCGAAGCGCGCATCGAACTTCTCGGCATAGCAGTTCTCACAGGCGGCGCTGACCTTGGTGCAGCCGATCCATGGATTAAAACTGTGATCCGTCCATTCGATGTTGCTGTTCTCAACCATCGGCCTGTTCCTTCTCCCAAGGCGCTTTCGCCAGCGTCACCGGCACATCACGCGCCGCATCGCTTACCTTCTGCATGGTGCGGATCGCCTCGCCCTTGGTGCGCGGGTTCTTGGGCGGACGGTGGATGCTGGCGGGGGTGTGGAGGGGTGGGGTCATGCTGCCCCCCTGCGCTCACGCAGGATGCGCCCCAGCTGCAATCGAGTGACTTCAACTGCACCGGCCTCCACGGCCAGCTTCCGTTTCGACATGGCGATATCGAAGTGCTCATGATTTGTGCCGGCATGTTGAACCCACTTGCGGTCCACGCCGATCAGATCAGCCATCGCCATCAGCTCATCGGTGGTGTCCGCAATCATGTGGCACATCTTCATCCGCCCGAAGCTGGCCTTCATGTCGTCAACGTAGACAGTCATGCCTTCATCCTTTCCTGTTGATCGGCCCATCCGCCCCATTGCTCCGCCATCGCATCGGCCAAGCCGGGGAAGAACCGGCTGCGGCGCTCGGCGCGGTCAGGGCCGGGGCTTGCCTTGTGGATTTCATCGCGGGCGGTGGACCCGTCCAGCGTCCCGGTGGGCGCTAGCGCGGGCAGGCCGCGCAGCCACAGGCATGTCCGCTTCTTCACGTTGTCCGGGCCGTCCGGGTCAGTGCCGAACTGCCACGGCTGGACGCTCTGCGTTTGCGGCTGGAAGTTGACGATCCGCTCTTTCGCGTGGCGGTGCATCACGGGGTTCTCGATGGCGACCCGCTCAATCGGTGCATTCCAGCAATCCGAGAACAGGGCCGCGCCTGCGTCCAGCTCCGCCCACATCTCGGGCAGTGTGCGACCCGGTGGCGGGACATGCAGCCAGCGGACACCGCTATTCGTCAGGCGGGTGCAGGGCGGGTGCATCACGGCCAGCATATCCCAGCCCTCGGCCAGATAGTCGCGGATGTCGCCCACGATGTGGCGGTTGCTGCGATCCTCGGCGGGTTTCAGATCGACCGACCACACGTCATGTCCACGGGCGGCAAAGGCCCGGCGCACGATGCCACTACACTCGCAGCCAATGAGGATGCGCATAGGGGTCATTGGCGCGTCACCTTCGGCACCTCGACCTCGAAGTCGCATTCATCGACATCCATAAGCAGGACGCCCGCCATGCCCTCGGCCAGATCCTCGGTCATCCCCTCATTGAAGAGGCAGTTGAAGCCTGTGACGCCCTTGTGGTCAGCCGCCCATGTCACAGCTGCCGCAGTGAGGATCACGCCTCTCTCTTCGGCAGCGGACAAAAGCGCGGCGGCGAGCGCCTCCCACGCGATCTGAACCTCTGGCGTCATGATGTCTGGGAAGTCGCTCATGCCGCCACCGCCTTGACCGCTTCGCGCAGGTTGATCGCGAACATCTTGCGGTAAAGAACTTTTGGGCTGCCCTCGATCTGGCCATTGGCCAGCGCCTTGTCCACCAGTTTCATCACCTTGAAGGGGTCGCGCTTGTTCAGCTCGGCGACCAGGTCGAGGGTCAGGAAGTCAGGCGAGTCCGTCAGTGCGAAGATCCACGGGCGCAGGACATAGTCCGAATAGAGCGCGACCCGGCCCTCGGTGTCATACTGCCGGATCGCGCCAAGACCGATGCGCAGCTGTTCTGCATGGCCCAGCTTCACCAGATCCCGGATCAGGCCGATGCAGTAGACCTGACCAGCCTGCTTGTTCTTGCTGGTCGAATTGTATGTCATCAGCTTGCACCCCGCCGCCCGCACCGAAGCGTCAGCGGTAACGGCCCAAGCCTCACCAGCCGCCAGCGCGGCCTTGTAGATGTGATGCGGGGTGATCTTGACCACAGCCGAGTTCACCCAAGAGAAGGCGCGGGCCTGCTCCGAGCTGTCGATCGGCACGATCATCGCGGGCACCGTCTCGAAACCGCAGATCGCCGCCGCGTGGACACGGTGCTGGCCGTCGATCACTGCATAGAAGCCGCCTGACAGCGGGGCCAGCAGCACGGGCGAAAACCGCGACCAGTGGAAGTCGGCCGCGATCTTGCGAATGGCCGTCCAGTTGCCGGGTGTCAGGTCGCGCTGGTAGGTTTCGTCGATCACCATCCGGTCGATCCGCACCCAGTCCAGCATCGGGGCAGGCTGATCTGCCGGGATCTGGGGTGTTTCCTTCGAGACTTCGATCTTGCGATAGGTCATGTCACTGCACTCCCAAGCTGAGAACCACGGCCATGCAGAAAGACGCGAAGACTATCCCCGCGATTAGCAACCAGCTGTAGATCCGGTCAGCCGCGCGGTCGGCGCGCATCTGGCGGGCGTTGAATTCGGTGAACAGGCGGTCGAAGTTGGGGGGTGTCATGCTTTTACCACGGGGTTGGCCAGTGCAAATTCGAGGCTGCGGAGCATGTCGCTGGTCGTGCTAAATGCGCCAAGAACTTTCGGGCCAGTGTCATATTCATCGCGCTTTTCGCTGATGATCCATCCGCCATTCGGTGCAGGCGTCAGGATCAGATCGGAGCTGGTGGAAAAGGGGCCGATTGGCTCAGGCAGCTTAGAGGTCATGCCTCGCCCTCCACCAGCTCGCACCAGTGGCGCAGGGCTGCGTCTATCGTCGGGCCGGTGCCCTCGACGCCAAGCGCGGTGACAGTCAGGTGTGCCGGGTGATCGGCGATCCTGCCGCGCTCAAGTGTTGCCTGACCAATCCGGTTTTCAGATAGCTCATTCAGAAGTTTTAGTGATGTCGTTCCGATGTAGAGCTGATGCCGAATATAGCTGGCCGCCATCTTGCGGATCAGCTTGTTCCGCAGCACCGGGTCGCCGTTCTCGACGCTGTGGGCGAATGGGGTCGCTTGATCATCCATCAGCAGGCTCCGCAGCTATGCGTGAGCTGGTGGCGGGTCGCCTTGCTCCACGCGGTTTCTGTCAGGGCCGCGCCGAAGAGGCTGGCCGCGAGGATCAAGGGGAGTGTCAGGGCGAGGCGGATCATGCGTCACCGCCCGGTTCTTCCAGTCGAAAACCGGCTGCATTCCTGTGACCGCCACCGCCGCGCGCCTTTGCAATGGAAGAGACATCCTCACGCTCGTCGGAGCTGCGTAGGGAGTATGTGACACCGCCGTGAGCTACTACACAGGCCGCAGAGAAAGGCGCGCTCGGATGTTTGGCTAGAAGCCGGTGGCAGACGTCGCTAACGAAAGCGTAAGGAACGTGCGCAACTGGAACGCCGTCAAATCCTGCAAATGTCTGCACGATGGCGGAGTCCGCCATTTCTTCGACCCGAGCATCATAGAAGCGCTGTATGTGGCTGCCTATTCCGACTGCCGCATCCAGATCGGCGGCGATCAGAGAGGCGACAAGGTGCCAGCTTGAGAAATCGTGAGATGTCGATTGCAGAAGCATTCTGACAGGCTTCGTTTGTGGAAAGCGAAACCGCCATAGATCGCGATCCTCTACCAAATTCACCAGAATATGCGGCTGCTCGCCCGGGAACGCAAAATTCCACGCCATTCGAGCGCCGCTGCGCTCCATGTCAAATTCAACAAGTATTCGGCTGCGTGGCCCGCCGGACATTCGCGCAAAGAAGCGCAAGATGTTCTGATAATCGGGTCGCACAATCTGGTTCAGCCCAGATAGCGCGTTCTGCGCAGTTTTGTGGTGGTCCAGGACCAACACTGTCTGGGCGGATTCCGCGATCAACTCCAACTGTTCGGCGGGCCATGAGAAGTCCACGATCAGCACGTGTTTGTCTGCCACATCTTCTGGCGGCGTGTTGCCGTATTGGACCGGGCGAAACTCACATTCGGGCCAGCGCTGCCAGATCGCCCACGCGGCTGTAAACCCGTCGTCGCAGCTTGCGTGATAGAGGCAAAGGTCTGGGGTGTAGTCGCTCATGCTGCTTCCTCCACATATTTCTCGGCGCGCAGTGCGGCTTTGATCCAGTTCGCCACGGCGGCCTCGGTGGTGTCGCCGGTGTGGCTGATGCTGAGAAGGCTCAGCTCGGCGTAGTGCGGACCCCAGTTGCCGCTGGCCATCGCCGGGACGAAGGTTCCGCCGTGCTGGATCACGGCCTCTTGCGCGGCTTTGGTGCGATCATCGCCGGTCAGGGTGGCGAAATGGCGGGCGAGTTGCGCCGCGCAGGTGTGCTGGCAGGAGGTCATTCTTCCCCCCAATACGACATGTCGCTCTCGGCGCAGGCCTCTGGGCCTTCCTCGCGGTAAAGCTGATCAGAATACGCAGCCTCAGCACATTCCTTCGCATATTCTTCGACAGACGCGCCGTCTTCAAAATGGGTGAAGCCCGCCGTTTTCAGCGTGTGCTCCACATAGGCTGCAACCCACTGATCCTTGTTCATTTCGGACACGACGCTCATGCCACATCCCCCGATCCCGGCCACGGTGTGTTGACCAGCGGGATGCGCTTGGCGGCGGCATGGGCGCGCAGACGGGCCAGACAGCCGCGCGACATGCCCGCGATGCCGGTGCCCGGCTCGGCGCTGTTCTCGACCTGGTGAATGGCGGGACCGATCCGGCGGAAATCCACGGATTCGCCGCGGGCCGCTTTCAAGGTTTCCCATGCCGTCTGGAAGTGCTGCGGGCTGTCGCAGAAATGTGCCGGGTTTGTGATGACCGACAGCGCTGTGGTGATCTGGTGGCGCGTGACCGCCTGGTGAATGTGGTGGGCCATAGGGTGTGCTCCTTTCCCGGTATTTCGGGAATATCACACTAAAGCGGGAATAAATCAACCGAAAAAGCGGGAGCATTTTGGGGCTTGCCAAGTTGTGAAGAAATTTGGCTGTATTTCGCCCAAAGGTTTTAAGGAATTAGCTTATGTCACAGGCAATTATGGCATGCCCGAGCTGCGCGGCCCAAGTCTCGCCCAAGGCACTCGACTGCCCCGGATGCGGTCATCCGCTGCGAAAGCTGCGGCGCGGCCCGATCGGCTTTATCATCAAATGGTTGTTCATCATCTTCAATCTGCTGATGCTGGCATGGCTGGTGCTTGGTGTCGGCGCTGCGGGTGATGTGATGAACACCGCTCAGAGCGAGGCGGAGCGCGCAGGCGCCGCGATCGGCACGGGTCTTGGCGTCGGGATGGTTCTGACGGTTTGGGTGATGGGAGACATCATCCTCGGCCTGCTGGTCCTGCTCACGAGGCCGAAGCGATGATTCGATCTGTAGCGATTCTGGTCCTGTTGATGCTCACGCCAACCTTTGCATTGGCCTGTGAAGCCACACTGGCCCACTACCGGCAGTTAGAGTTGGGCATGTCAGTAGAGCAGGCCGTGTCGATCGTTGGATGCGAAGGGAAAGAGCTGGCGAGCAGTAATAGCGAGGGGTATTCGATGTATATGCTGCAATGGCGCGGTGGCTCTGATCTGGCCAGCATGGATTTGACCTTCGAGAACGATCAGCTCACAAGTAAAAGTCAGTTTGGACTTGAGTAATCCAGCTGCGGCGCGCGGAATGATGCCGCCACAACGCCGATGACCTTTGTCCTAGCGCCGTCTGCCACGATGACAGGGTTCGGCTCTTCTAGCGCGGGGCTAATCAGGAACGGCGAGAACAGCCTTCTGACGATGATGCTGGACGATCCGTCTGCCAGGTCCATCATTTGCGCCAGCACCACATCTCCATCTTTCGCTGGCCTTTTCAGGTCAACAACAAGCACGTCACCCTGCATATAGCCGAACGTGGCGATCGTGATCCGCAGCTTGTAAAGCGAGGGCTCCCGTGCGCTCGGTGCGAGTGTCTGGGGCAGCTTCCTGCGGGCATCCTCAAGGTCAGGCCGCTCACCGCCTGCGGTTGGCGGTGTCCAGGGCGTTGCCTGACTGACATCCTTCCCTCGGCTGATCTCTTCCTCCAGCCCCAAGGCCAGATAGGAGAATGACACCCCAAGGGCGCTGGCCAGTTTCGCCACGTTGTCCACGCTTGGCGATCGAGAAGGATTGTCCTCGATCTGACTGACCGAATTCTTGCTAAGATCGGCCTTTTTCGATAGCGCGCTGGCGGACAGTCCCGCCTTTTCGCGAAGTATTTTCAGCCGTTCCGATAGTGTCATGTGTCCGATTCCGTTCTCGGGCGGACAGATATCAGAACTGCTGCGAATGTATCGCCCGAAAAAGCGGTTGCTATATTCCCGATTTTGTGGGAATCATCTGGCATGACATACACCGATCATCTCCGCTCCATAATCATCGCGCTCATCGAGGCGCGTCCGGGGCTGTCCTATGCGCGCATTTCTTCGGAAACCGAGGGCGTCGGGCGCAACTGGGTTTCGGACTTCATGTCGCGCCGTGCCGGCACTCTTGGGAACGCGGAGCTGGTGATCGAAACCTGCCGCCGTCTCTGCCCAGAGGGTGAAAGCGGCGATCGGGTGCGTCAGCTTCTCGCGATCTATGAGCAGTCCATTGAAGATCAGGAAAGGGGCGCGGCATGACCACCGCGCCCCGTCTCCACCTTTCATTGGTTGTTTCAAATCCTGTCCACTCACGGGACAAGGATAGGAGCCAACCCATGCAAAAGTCGTTTGACAAAGTTTTTGACCCATTTCGTTACCGCGCCGAATTCCCGGAGCTTTGGTCTGCCTATCTGCGCGCCAATTTCCGCAACATCGAGAACGTCGCCGTTGCCTTTGACGTGACCTTCCAGACCGCCTGCAACTGGTGGCACGGCACACATCGTCCTTCCGGCGACAAGGTCGCGCTGGCGGCGATCCGAGATCCCGAAGGCTTCGCGGCCTCGATGACAACCATAGGGAGGGCGGCATGATTGCTCCCTCCGAAATTGGGCGCGCTCTCCTCCTCCCTTGCGCGTCTGATCCCACCCGGCCTCAAGGTCGGGTGGGTAGCCCTTTCCCCGGCGGCTTGGCAGCGGTGCGCGGGAATAGCGGCGGCGGCAAGATTGGCTCCCCCCAGTCTCTTGGCGTCGCCGCATCTGATCCGGATCAGGTTGACTGCCTTCCTGATCTGTTGGGAGCCGCGCGCCGCCCGTCGCGCGGCACAACTGCGCAGGCGGTGGATGATCCCGCCTGCGCCCTTTCTCTGGAGGTCCAGATGGCAGGAATAAGCAAGATTTCGCAGCTTCAGGACACCCAAGCCCTCCGGGCGATGTGGGAGTCCGGGGTTTCAGCCAAGCAGATCGGCGAGGCTGTCGGCATGGCCGCAAGCAGCGTGAATACCAAGGCCAAGATGTTCGGCTATCCGTCGCGCGCGCGCGGTGGTGTGTTGCGCGGCCCGATGCCGAGCCATCCGCCGGTGGATGCTGTGGCGCATGATGTGCCGCAGGAGTTCAAGGTCGAGGCGCAGACTCACCCGCGCTGGCCGGTCGAGTATGACGCGGCGATCCTCAAGACCGATGGCAAATACAGCCGCATCTCGAACCTCTCCAAGAGCCTTGGCCGATCGGTTAACGCGATCCTCGGTCGCTGGCACCAGTTGAGGGCCATGTGATGCAGGACCGCCGGGTCGCATTCGGGCTTGCTGCCACGATGATCGCTTTGAAGGCGAAGGCTGGCCGGTTGCAACTCAGTGACCAGATCCAGTTCGCCATGCGGACGCTGGACCTGGTGCATGACGATCAGGCGGCCCGCGACGCGGCGGTCAGCTTCCTTTCCAATTGCAGGCTTGATGCCTCGCGCGCCGGCACAGAATTGCAGGACTTCGTTCTGACCTGGTCCGATGGCGCGATTGACGCAAAGCGGCCTGAAACCGTTCTGGCAGCGATGCCCGAAACCACTGCCGATTGGCAGTCAACTGATGCTCAAGAAACCGAAATGGGAAGGAGTTTTCAATGAGCGATGGAAATAGCCATTTTCTGATGGCGGTCGGCAGAATCGACGGCGGCTTGCCGATTGAAACCGCTGACAACTGCCTACGCGATGTGATCGGCGCAGTGCAGCGGACTGGCAAACGGGGCAGCGTGACGCTGACGCTGGACATCGGGCCGAACGGCGAGATGGGCTTTGAGGCGTCCTGCAAGGTCACGGCGCGCGCGCCGAACATCGTGTTCGGCAAGAGTTTCTTCTTCATGGGCCGCGATGGCGACCTGACCCGCGAAGCGCCCGACATGCAGCAGCTCGGGCTGATGAAGGGGGATCGGGTCAATGGCTGATCTCACCGAATTCGATGCGCAGCTCGCTGCCAATGTTGGCCAGACGTCACTCCTTCTTTTTGAGGCCGATTCGCTTGGGCAATTCGCGATGGTGCCGGATGGGTTTGCTGTCCAAAGTCTGGAGGAATTCCAGCGCCGCCCAAACCGGCATGAGGCTGACCATCGCTTTGTCTCAATTGCATCCTTGATTGAGTATTTGAACCGCTTTGCCCGGTTAGAAACGATGATCGCTGCGGATGCCGAAAAAGCGACCATCAGCTGCTGTATCGACGGCGACACGGTGGAAGAACCATCATTCAAGGAGCATCACGCCAGCTTTTCGGCGCAGCAGTCAGACAAGCTGCGGGCGTGGCGCGGGATCTGCGGCAAGCCAATGTCGCAAGTGCAGTTCGGCCTGTTCCTGGAAGAGCGGGCGGTGGATGTCGTGGTGCCAGAGGCCGCTTCCGTCATGGAAATGGTGATGACCTTCGACGCCACCAAAAAGGTGGTCTTCAAAAGCAGTATGCGGCTGCACGATGGCTCGCGCCAATTCCAATATGTCGAGGACAACGAGGCGCGCGGCGGTGTGACGCTGCCGGATCACTTCATCATCCTCGCGCCTGTCTATCGGGGCATGGAACCGCAGCGGATCAAGTTCATGGTCCGCTATCGGATCGAAGAGGGCGCGCTCCGCTTTATCGTCCAGATGCACGATGAAGAGGAAGTTATGCGCGCAGCCTTCGAGCGGTGTGTGGATGCGCTCCAAGCCGGATTGAAGGCCGAACTCCCTGTCTATTGGGTCGGCTGACATGACTGATCGAGTGACCATCGAACTGATCGCGCAGGCCGTCTCGGATGTCTGGGGCGTCAGCCTGCACGATCTTCGCGGTCAGCGTCGATTCACCTCAATCACCGTTCCGCGCCAAGTCGCCTTTGCGCTGGCGCGGATCTACACGGATCACTCTTTCCCCGTGATTGGGCGGTGGTTCGGTGATCGTGACCACACGACCGTGATCCACGGCATCCGCCGATATGAGAGCGAGCTGCGGGATCTGCATCACGAACAGATCGACAAGGTCGAGGCCCTTATCGACCAGAGGCGGCGCGCGGTGTTCATTCGCGGGGCTGTCCCGACGTTCCAGACGGTCAGGAGCGCCGCATGAAGCCCTCGCTGCGCCCCTTGGATGTGACAGATCTGCCCGACTATCCCGTCGAGCTGATGGACGTGCCGCCCGCGACAGACTTCTTCGTCAAGATCTATCACAACCGCTGGCTCAATTCGCGCCTGCATCTGACCGCCTCGATGGCGGTGCAGGGCATGGCGCTGAACCTCTTCCTCATCGCCCGCAACCAGAACCCGATGGGATCGCTGCCGCATGATGAGGCGGTGATCGCCCGCATGCTGCGCGTCTCGGTCGAGGAATGGACGGCCGCCAAGGCCCAGACCATCGGGCCGCTCTATGGCTGGTCCCACTACCGCGCCGGGTCCGACATCGTCCTCGGCCATCAGGTTGTGATCGAGGGGTGTCTGGATGCGCTCCACCGCCGCGAGGCGCGCGAGGCGGGGAATGAGGAAAAGCGCGCGGCACAGCGGCTCAAGCGTCTCTCCGAGGCGATGGCCAAGATGGGCTGCGACAAGCGGATGTGCGCGGACGCGGTGCTGCTCCAGCGGCTCGATCAGTGGCTGCTGGAGAACCATAAGGGCCAGCGCCGACAGCCCCAGTTCGATGCGTGGATTGCGCGGGCTTTGACGCATGCAGATCGCGCGGGCTGGATCGGATCGACCAAGCGGGGCTTTGATACGAAAGGATAATTCCGGCCAAGTGTGGCTGGAACGTGAGGGAACGTGGAAACACAGAACGCCACAGATCAGCACAGTTTTCCACGTTCCAGAACTGTGCCGCCTAGAGAAGAGAAGAGAAGAAGAGAGAAGAACAGAAACACGAAACACACCGCAGCGCGCCGAAAAGGTGAGTTGCGCCAGTGGCAGCCCGAGCAGGCTGAGAAAGGGGAAGGCGATGGAAGGGCAAGAAAAGAAGGAGGCCAACCGCGAGCGCGTCCGCCGTCTGGTGATTGATCCATTGGCAACGCGCGGGTTCCGGTTTGCCAAGGGCACGTCCGATGAAGACCAGCGCAAGCAGCTGGACGGTCTGGCCGATCTGATCGGCTACATGTCGGACGGTGGGTTGCGGGTTCTGGAGGAATGTTTGCGCACCAAGGGCGAGGGGTCGCAGCGTTGTTTCTGGCCCTCTCATGCCACCATCGGCGGGCTGGCCGAGGCATTCGAGGCGCGACCGCTGGAAGAGCTTCCGGGGTTGCTGCGCTGGTTCGCATCCGAGGCTGGGCGTCTTGCCCTCGCTGATGAGCGTCTGGTGTCCGAGTATCTGTTCTGGAAATCGAAGAAGCGCCCGCCTGTCTCGCCGCAGGATCGCAAGGTAGTGGCCGAGCATGCTGCGGAAATGCGGTCAAAGGCCGAGCGTGTCAGGGACCGGATCGCACGGGGCATGCCGCCGCTCTACGACGATGGCGAATGGCTGACTTGGTTCGAGGCGACCGAGGCGCGGGTCAAAGGGTTTCTGGCGCAGGAACAGGGGGAAGCTGCATGAATGCAATGGCACAACAGGTTCGGGCCGCTCCACGCGGTGCATCGGCCCGCGACATATCCATCCTTGGCCTGATCGAGTGGGCGTTCCAGCGCGAATGCGCCTCGCTGGATTTCGATGAATTGGCCAGCACGGCAGGCGAGCGACCGGCGGTCAGTCCGCTGTGGATGCTGATGCAGCGTCGCAACCTCGGCTGCAAGGTTGATGGCGGCGGGCGATCTGATCCGCACCCCGACGCTGACATCGTCGCCTCGGCGCTCGCCGCCCTGCCCGATGCGCGCGGCGGTCGGCGCATGGGGATCTGGATTGCCGAGCTGGCCCGCGCTGGTCTGCGCCCTGACTGGATGCCCGGTGCCGTGACGCGCTGCGTCCCGCTGGATCGCCACAAGAACAATCACGGATGGCATGCCAAGTCCGAACCCTGCGGATCGGTGAAGGTGATGAGCCGGGGCAAGCTGCGCGAGGTCGAGATGCGCTGGTGTCCGGTGACGTTCACGCCAACGGCCCAGCAGATCGCCAGCGCGCGCCGCGCCTATCTGGATTGGTGGGGTGCGCTCCATGATTTGCGCCACAGCTTCCGCGCCTATGGTGGCCTGACAGCGTGGCGTGTGACAGAGGAAATGCCGCCTCGAACGCCGTGGGTCAAAAGTTCTTGACCAGCGAAATCCCAGGGTGCTAGACAAGTCACCAGCAACACAAGTGCGCCCGGAGGAAACTCCGGGCGCTTTGCGTTTGTCGGGGTGGAGCAGTCGGTAGCTCGTCGGCCTCATAAGCCGAAGGTCGCAGGTTCAAGTCCTGTGCCCGCAACCAGTCCACCAAATCGCGCGCCGATCTCGCAAGTCTCCGGGTCCTTCCGGGGTCGAAAGTGTATGTGGGTCGGCAAGCCCGATACGTTCACGCCACTTAACCAAGAGGGAAGCCTTAACGGCGCGGGGTTAACCTCGCCGCCGCCCCTTAACGGACATGACCATGATCAACTCGACACAACTGGCAAATCAGCTCGGCGTGTCGAAGGCGCGAGTCAGCCAATATGTCAGCGAGGGCAAGCTGGCCGGGTGTTTCACTGGCGACGGCCGGTCGCGCCGGTTCGACCTTGCCAAATGCGCTGATGCTCTTGGCAAGCGCCTCGATCCCGGCCAACTGATGGGCAACGGTGCCGCGACCAAAGCGGCGCTGACGAAGATCCAGCACGATGACACGCCCAAGGTTGCACCACTCACGGAGCCAAGGCGATCAGGCGGAAACGGGGCCGAGTCCATTCCCGGCTCGGACCCCGACCGCTACGAGCTGGCCCGCATCCAGAAGGCCGAAGAGGAAGCCCGCAAACTTCGCCGGCAGAACGCCGAGGCCGAGGGTCAGTATGTGCTGGCCAGCGAGGCGGCGCAGATCACCACAAGGATGATCGCTCAAGAGATCGCCGAGTTCGAGACGGTGCTGCGCGATGGCGCCCGAGTGATCGCGGACAAGCTCGGCGTGGATTTCAAGACTGCACGGCAGCACCTGGTCGAGACGTGGCGCACCCACCGCGCCGGTCGGGCGGAGGCGCTGACCGTGCAGGCCGATGCGGCCGAGCTGACAGACGCTGAGGCGGAAGAGAACATCTGATGGGCTTCCTTGCTCCGGCAGAACGGGTGATCGCGCGGGCGATGGCCGCAGCGATGCTGCCACCGCCGCCGCCTGACATCAGCCGCTGGTGCGAAGATAACATCGTCTTCGATGATCGGTCGCCGATGCCGGGGCCGTTCTCGATGTCGCGGTTCCCGTTCCTGCGCGAGATCCATGAGGTCTTGTCGCCGGAGCATGCCAGCAGGGAAGTGACGATCCGAGGCTCCGCCCAGTGGGGCAAGACCGTGTCAATCATCCAGCCGACGCTGGGGCAGTGGTTTGCCTATGGCGCGCTCGACGCGCTGGTGGTGCATCCGACGATGTCGGCAGCGACCGAGTGGGTGGATAACAAATGGTTGCCGATGCGTCGGCAGGCTGCGGATCTGCGCCGCGTCTTCGGCGTCGGTTCGGGTGACAACAAGGACGCGAAGTTCAACCAGGAGACACAGGCGCGCAATGGCTCGCTGAAAGTCGCCTCGGCTGGATCGCCTGCTGACCTGACCGGCACATCGCGCCGCTTGGTCATCATGGATGACCTGGCGAAATACGAGATGACCGCGCAGGGCGACCCGGAAGCGCTGGCAGTCAGCCGCGCCTCGGCCTTTGAGGATGCGAAGATCCTGCGCGTCTCGACCCCGCTGGTCAGCGGGACGTGCCGCGTCACGCGCGCTTTCCTGCGCTCGGATCAGCGGTTCTACCATGTGCCCTGTCCGCATTGCGAAAACATGGCGCCGCTGACCTGGGAGAACTTCCGGGCGCGCCTCGACCCCGAGCGGCTTCATGCCGCGCATTTCTCTTGCGAGAGCTGCGGCGGGATCATCGAGCATGGCGACAAGGAGAAGATGGTCGCGGCGGGCAAGTGGGTGTCCCACAATCCGAAGGGTGATCACCCCGGTTTCCACCTGTGGCGCGCCTATGCGCCGCAGCGTGACTGGGCCTCGATCGCGGTTGAATACGCCCAGGTGATGGGCTGGACCTCGACAAACCTGACGCAGGAAAGCGCGGAGACGCTTCGCAAGGCTGTCGAGGCGGAAACAGAGCAGACGTTCTGGAACGATGTGCTGGGCCTGCCCTATGAGCAGGCCAGCGCGGGTCCAGACTGGCAGGCACTGAGGGACAGAGCAGAGAGCGATGAAGCCGAAACCCTGCCGAGGGGAATACTCCCGTCCACGGGTTTCGTCTTCACGGCGGGCGTGGACTGCCAGCAGGACCGGATTGAGGTTCAGCTGGTGGCGCATGGCCGCAACTATCGCCGCTGGGTGGTGGATTACATCGTGATCCCGCACTCGATCAGCGATCAGGAAGGCCGTGACGCGCTCGATGCGCTGCTTAAGGCGACGTGGCGGACCCAGACCGGGGCGCGCTTCCCGATCGACATGCTGGCGATCGACAGCGGCAACTGGACCGAGGAAGTCTGGAGCTGGGGCAAGCGTCACCCTTGGGCGCGCGTGATCCTGGTGAAGGGTGCCTCGACCGCCACCGGGCCGGTGATGGCCCCGCAGCGCTTCGAGCGCCGCAACGATGGGCAGGCCAAGCGGGCACAGAAGCGCGCCTTCATGGTGAACGTGTCGCAGCTCAAGGCGGACATCTACGGCTGGCTGCCCAAGGTGGACCCGCTGGAACGCGGCTTCGTCGGATTCGCCCGCGACATGGGCGATGAATACTACCGGCAGGTGACTGCCGAGGTGCGGGTTCTCAAGCGCGCCCGCAGCGGTGTGGTGACCAGCTCATGGGAGCTGGCCGAGCCGGGGCGGCGCAACGAAGCCCTCGACACGCTGCTCTATGCCGAGGCAGCGGCCCGCCGGAAAGGCTGGGCCTCGATGACAGAGCAACAGTGGGATCAACTCGACGCGGAACGGGGCGCAGCTCCGGCAGAACCGCAGGGCGATCTCTTCGACGCAACCGTGCCGGTGGTGGCTGATGCCAAGCCGGTGAATGACGCAAGCAAGCCGACGCCCAAGCCCAAGACCAAGGGCGGATGGCTCGGCGATGTGAAGGATGATTGGCTGTGAGCTACACGCAAGCACAGGTGACAGCGCTGAAAAATGCCGTGGCTGCGGGCGTCCGCACCGTCACTACAGATGGCCACAGTGTGACCTATGCCAGCACGTCCGAGATGCTGAGGGTGATCTCGGTGATGGAGAAGGAACTGGATGCCAGTGCCGGCCGCAAAAAGTCGCGCCTGACCTATCCCACATTCGAGCGCGGCATCTGACATGAGCCTTCTGGACCGCATCATCGGGGCCTTCTCGCCGGAGGCCGAGGCTCGGCGTGTGCAGTATCGCGCTATGACCGAGACCATCCGCGCTCACTATTCCGCTGCGGGCTATGGTCGCCGCGCGAAAACGTGGGTGCCTTCTGCATCGGATGCTGACGGGGCATCTCTGCGCCGTCAGCGCCTGGCCCACATCTCACGGGATATGCTTCGCAATACGCCCTATGCGGCGCGCGCCCAGCAAGTCATTGCAAACAACGTCGTCGGTGATGGGATCATTCCCAAGGCCATGAGCAAGAACAAGACACTGCAAAAACGCGCGTTGGAGCTGTTCGAGGCACATCTCGACACTACCGCGATTGATGCAGATGGCTTGAATAACCTCTACGGCCTCCAGCGGATTGCTATCGGCTCCACTATCTCGGATGGCGAGGTCTTGGTCCGGAAGCGCCGCCGCCGGATCAGCGATGGATTCCCGCTGCCGTTCCAGATCCAGCTTTTTGAGGCCGACTATATCGACAGTGCTCGGGATGGCAGTGCAGTGAATGGCAACCTGATCCGCGAAGGAATCGAGTTCGACAAGCTCGGCAGGAGGGTGGCCTACTATCTGTTCGATCAACATCCGGGTGCGCGCGTGTCATGGAGCCGCACCACCTCTTCCCGCCGAGTTCCGGCAGAGGATATCATCCATCTGTTTCGACAGGATCGCCCTGGGCAAAACCGTGGAGTGAGCTGGTATGCCGCCACAGCCCTGAACCTTCAGGATCTGGGTGATCATCAGGACGCCCAGCTCATGCGCCAAAAGATCGCCGCATGTTTTGCGGCTTTCCGCACTTCGCTTGAAGCTGAGCCGGGAGATGATCTAGCTGATGAGATCGCATCGTCGCTGCAACCTGGTGCGATCATGTCGCTCGCACCAGGTGAGGATATCCGCTTTGGCACGCCCCCGGGTGTCGATGGTTTCGATGAGTTCACCAAGGTGATCCTGCGCTCCGTCGCTGCGGGCCTTGGTATCACCTACGAGGCGCTGACCGGCGATCTGTCGAACGTGAACTTCTCCTCAGCGCGGATGGGCCGGATGGAGATGGATCGCAACATATCCAGCTGGCAGTGGACAATGATGATCCCCCAGTTCCTCGATCGCCTTTCCCAATGGTTCATGGAGGCGTGGATGTTTCAGGAGCAGAACAACCGGATGCTGTCGCAAGTGCAGATCCGCTGGGTGCCGCCGCACCGCGTTCTGGTGGACCCGACGCGCGAGATCCCGGCGCTTGGCAAAAAGGTCGAGCTTGGTCTGGCCAGCAGGTCCAGCGTGATCCGTGATCTTGGCTACGATCCGGAACGGGTCATTGAGGAAATCGCGGCAGATGCCGAACAGGAGAAGAAGCTCGGGCTTCGGTTCGGCACTTCCGTCTATGAGCAGGAGACCACCGAAGATGAATGAAATCACGCTCTATGGCACCGTGGGTGCCTCCTTCTGGGATGAAGACTACTTCACCGCCGCGCAGGTGCGGGACATGCTCAAAGGCCGCGAGGGGCCGCTGACTGTCCGCATAAACTCGGGGGGCGGAATCGCCACCGAAGGGCAGGCAATCTACACCGCCTTGAAGGACTATTCCGGCGAGGTCCACATCGTAGTCGATGGTGTTGCAGCATCCGCCGCGTCTCTGATCGCGATGGCGGGCGACAAAATCACCATGCGCCTCGGCTCATGGATGCTGATCCACGATCCGGCGCAGATGTTTGGCTATGGTCGCGGCACAGCCGAGGATCACCGCGAACTGGCGGTGTTCCTCGACAAGATCGGTGACGGCTATGCGCAGGTCTACGCGGCGCGGGCAGGTATCGAACTGGAGGCCGCCCGCGACATCATGCGAGCCGAGACAGTCTATCTCGGCGATGAGGCCGTGGGCGCAGGTTTCGCCACGGAGTTCGAGGGCAGCCAAGCCGCCGCCGCCGCCTCCTTCGATTACCGGATTTATGCCCATGCGCCGCAAGCGGCGCGTGACGCATCGAGCGGTCTTGCCTCGCGGCAGGATCAAATGGCCGTCTTGGCCGCAATCGCGGGTTTCCCGCGCCAAAATGGAGAAAAGGCTATGCCTGATCCGAAGAACCCGGCAGCGGAAAAACCCACTGCCCAGACCGCGCCCAAGGTTGATGCACCGAACGCGGATCTGAAACCTGATGCGCCTGCACCTGTTGCCCCGACCATGTCGGCAGTGCAGGTCTCGATGCTGCATGAGATGGCCGTCAAGGCTGGCGTCTCCGGTTCGATCGTGACCGCAGCGATCAAGGATGGCGCATCGTTCGAGGATGCTGTCCTGAAACTGAACGCCGCGTGGGTCGATGCTGGCGATTCCCAAGAAATCACCATGCCGGGCCGCCCGACCTCGCGCATCTTGCGTGATGAGCGCGAGACCACCCGCGCCGCGATGACCGATGCGCTTCACGCGCAGATGTCGAGCACCGCGCAGCCCAGCGATGCCGCGCGCCGTTACATGCAGCACAGCATCGTGGACATGGCCGCCGAGTGCGTCGACTATCGTGGCCCTGTCCGCACGGCTGGCGATCGCCTGCGTGTGCTGGAAATGGCCAGCCACAGCACCAGCGACTTCCCGGCGATCTTCGAGAACGCGCTGAACAAGACCCTGCTGGAGCGTTACAACGTGCAGGAGCCGACCTATCGCTCCATTTCGCGCCGCCGCGACTTCAACGACTTCCGCCCGCATCCGATGGTGCGCGCGGGTGACTTCCCCAGCATGCAGCCGGTTGCTGAAGGTGGGGAGATCAAGATGGGCACGTTCGGCGAGAGCCGCGAGACTGCCCTTCTGGGCGCCTACGGCATCGGTCTGACCATCACCCGCCAGATGATGATCAACGATGAGATGGGCGCGATCGAGGGCGTTCTGGCCGACTATGGCAGCATGATCGCCAACTTCGAGGAAGAAACCTTCTACGCCTTCATGGCGGCGGCGACCTTGGCAGATGGCAATCTTGTATTCCGCACCCAGCGCGGCAACCTTGCTTCATCCGGATCGGTGATCAGTGTTGACAACGTGGGCAAGGGCAAGGCGTCTGTGAAAAAGCAGACTTCGATCGGTGGTCAGAAACTCACACTGAACCCGACTATCCTGCTTGTGGGGCCGGACCAAGAATTGGCCGCTGCCAAGATTGTTACAGCGGTGAGCCCGACGCAGGCGACAGAAGCAAATCCCTATGCTGGTCGTATGTCGGTGCTGGTTTCGGCGCACATCACCGGCAACGAGTGGTATTTGTTCACTCCGCCGGCGCAGCCTGGTGGCGCGGTCTTCACCTATGGCTTCCTCAACGGTGCCAGCGGTCCCCGCATCCGCACCGATGAACCCTTCGGTCGTCAGGGGATGTCGCTGAGCGTGGAGCACGACTTCGGCCTCGGCGCGATCGACTTCCGTGGGGCATGGAAGAACCCCGGCGCAGCCTCCTGATGATCTGATGGCGCTGACGTAAGGTCGGCGCTGTCATCTCACGATCTGATGGCGTGGGCATAGCGCCCGCGCCGCATCCTTTTCACGGCCTCCGGGCCATATCGCGGAGATAATGCGATGAAGAACTATACCCAGAAAGGGGACGTGATCACCGTCCTCGCACCCGCTGACGTGTCGTCGGGCGATGGCGTTGTGGTCGGCTCCATCTTTGGTGTCGCTGTGACCGATGCCAACAGTGGCGCAGAGGTCGAGATCGCCCTGACCGGCGTTTACACGCTGCCCAAGACAGACTCGCAGGAGTGGACGGTCGGCGCTCTGATCTATTGGGATGCGACCGCTGGCGAGGCCACCACTGTCTCCGGCACGACCGGCGATGATTATCCGCTGATCGGTGTGGCCGCTGCTGCTGTCGCCGTGACCGCTGGCCTGATCACGGGCAGCGTTCGCCTGAACGGCTCCTTCACCGTCTGATGAGCTGGCGCGCTCCGGCTGGCCGCTTCGCCGGTCGGGCCGCGTTCATCCTCGGCGGTGGCCCTTCCCTCACCGCTGAGGATGTCGATCGCATCCGTGGCCGTGGTGCCGTGATCGCAGTCAACAATGCGGGCCTCGATCTCGCGCCCTGGGCGGATGTGCTGTTCTTCGCGGATGGCTGGCCGCGCTGGTATGGCTGGAACAAGGATCGGCTCCACGAATTCAAGGGCGAGTTCATCGTCTCTCGGGCCGCTGTCCCACCCTCTGATCCGCGCCTGGTGCGGATCGTCCATGAACCAAAGACCGCGCTGTCGCGCAATCCATCCCGTGTGGCGGGCTGGTGCGGCGGATCTTCGGCGATCAACCTCGCTTACCTGATGGGCGCGCGGGTGATCGTGCTGATGGGCTTCGATATGCGCGGCGGCAACTGGCACGACGATCACAAGGCACCACCCCTGCCGAACGCTCACCGGGATCGCTTCATTCCGGCGCTGGAGCGCATGGCCCCAGAACTGGCGGCCGAGGGTGTGCTGGTGCTGAACACAAATTCCCGCAGCGCCCTGCGCTGCTTCCCCTTCACCGATCTTGAGGAACTGCTAACCGTGGATAATCTCGCCGAGATCGAGGCCGACAAATACCGCAGGATCTGGGAGCGGGCCGAATACCGCAAGATCAGCCCCGGCATGATGGAAGCCGAGCGCGCTTTCACGCTGCTCTACATGCAGCCTGATCAGACGCTGATCGACTTCGGCGCAGGCACGGGCCGCGCGACCGCTTGGTTCCGCGATCGTGGCCTCGATGTGCTGGCCGTGGACTTCGCGGATAACGCGCTGGAGACTTCGGTGCCCTTCGTCAATGCCTGCCTCTGGGATCTGCCCGCGATGTCCGCCGAGTTGGGCTATTGCTGTGATGTGATGGAGCACATCCCGCCCGAGAAGGTCGGCCATGTGCTTGCCGCCATTCGCGCCCGGATCACCGGCGCCGTCTATTTCCGCATCGCCACGCGGCCCGACAAGATGGGCCAGCTGATCAAGTCCCGGCTGCACCTGACCGTCCAGTCGGGCGAGTGGTGGCGGCGTCAGCTTGAGGCAAAGTGGGGCATCGTGGATGTGGTCGAGAACAACGGGCGGGATCTGATCGCCATAGCGAGGCCGTGATGGACTTCGACAGCCTGGTCAATATGCCGGTGTTCGATCTATTCGGCGTGGATGCAACGATCACCTATGGCGCGGATCAGACGCTTGATCTGCGGGCGGTCGATAAGACCAGGGGTGTCGAGATCGAGGACCAGAATGTCGGCATCATCTCGACCCGCCCGGTTGCTGCTGTGCGCGCCGCTGAATTGGCCGGCATTGATCTGGCCGACATCGAGGACGGCACGATCACGCTGAACGGTGTGACCTGGCGCATCAAGACTTCAATGGAACGGCCCACGCCCTTCGGCGCGGCTGATGGCCAGATCTGGCTGATCCTGATCGGGGGCGGATCATGAGCAAGCGCGAGGATATTCTGGCGCGGCTGGTGGTGGTCTGCTCCGGCATCGAGGGCGTAGTGCTGTGTGCCCGCAACCGCGATGAGATCAGCGATCGGCAGAAGCCTGCGATCATCATCATGGATGCGGATGAAGCGGCGATCGAGGGCGAGCCGAAAAGACCGGGCCCGCAGATCATCAGCATGACGCCGGAGATCTACATCCTGCTGTCGGGCGAGCCTGCAACCGTGGGCACCGAACTGAACGCGATGCGCGCGGCGCTGCTGTCCGCTGTGCTGAATGACGCAACACTGAGAACCATCACCGGGCCGAATGGTGCGATCCGGTATGAGGGCTGCGCGACGGGACTGTCGCGTGGCAGGTCGATGGAAGGCGAAATGGGTGTGTCCCTGTCCTTCCAATATCCATTCAACCCGAACAACCTGTAACGCAAGGAGGCTGTCATGCCTGTATCTCCCTCTGTCGGAAACCTCTGGATTGGTAAGGGCATCGTCACCTTCCAGGCGACCGGCGAAACCGGACCCCGCGATGTTGGCGAGGTTTCCGAACTGGAATTCACCCCGGCCATCGAGAAGCTCGACTACTTCTCGAACCGTCAGGGCGTCCGCCAAAAGGTGCTGTCTGTGATCGTGGAGCGCTCCGGCACCATCCGCATGGTGATGGATGAAGTCACCGCGCAGAACCTTGCGCTGGCCGTCGCGGGCACGATCACGCAGAACACCGCAGGTGATGATGTCGTGGCCATGCTGGCGACAAACGAAACCACTGGCGTCCTGCGGGTCACGGGCACAAACGAGGTCGGCCAGCAGGTCGATGCCGAGTTCCTGAACGTGTCCTTCTCGCCCGAGGGTTCGCTGAACTTCATCTCGGATGAGTTCGGTTCGATCGAGATCACCGGCGAAGTGCTGGCCGACAGCAACGGCGACTTCGGCACCCTGACCGTCCGTGATGCGAACTCCGCCTGATGGCCTCGCTTCTTGACATCGCACCCCTGACCGAAACCGTCTCGGTCAGGGGCACCGACATCCCCGTAACGGGGGTATCTGCCAAGGGTATCGCGCATATCATGGCGCGCTTCCCAGAGGTCCGCGAGATGATGGTGGGCCGCGAGGTTTCCGTCGATCGTCTGATCGAGCTGGGCGGCGATGCCGTGGGCGCGATCATCGCGGCGGGCACCGGCAACCCGGGCGATCCTGACCATGAGCGCATCGCGGCGGGTCTTCTCCTCGAGGAGCAGGCCGATCTGCTGGCGGTGATCCTGCGGGTGACATTGCCCAAAGGTGTCGGCCCTTTGGTCGAAAAGCTGACGGCGATGGGCGGCGCCCTCGGCGTCGAAGCATAGCCTTCGGCCCCGGATACGAGCTGGCCCAAGCCATCGAGGCCTTGATCGCCTGGGGGCATCATGGCGCGTGGGACTACACCCCGCGCCAGATCGCGGGGTTTCACAACTTCGCCTCCAAGCGCCAGAAGCAAGAGGTCGCGCGGGACTTGTCGATCATGGCATCGGCATCGCGCGGCGATCCGAAAGAGCTGAAGAAACAGATCCGGGATCTACAGAAGCCATGAAGTTCTCGCTGAAATATGACGCCAAGAAGAACGACTTTGCCGAGGCTATGGGTGCACTTGCTGATCCTATCTCAAAGGCCGGAACTGAAGCTATCAAGGCAGCAGGTGAAATCGCAAAGACCGAGGGTCGAAAGAGTATCGGCGCGGCTGGGTTCTCAAAGCGTTGGGAGAATACCCTGCGATCCGATGCCTACCCAGGAAAAAAGAAGAACAGTTTAAATGCGGCAACGGCGATCTTTCACAAGATCCCTTATGCCGATGTATTTGAGAGCGGGGCAACAGTCCGGGGAAGCCCTACCTTGTGGGTTCCGTTTTCGTCAACGCCAACCAAGCGGACTTCGCAAAACGATAGAAAGCAGTTTACCCCTAAAAAGTTCATCAGGCAGGTGGCGCCTCTTTTCCCACTCCCAAGCAGGAACGGAAAGAAGATCCTCGCAGCACAGATGGCCGTCAGCAAGTCCGCAGCCAAACGCGGCCCGCCCTACAAGCCGACACTGGCAGGCCTCCGGCGCGGGGCTGCCGGTCAGGGAATAACCGTGTCAATTCCGATATTCTTTGGAATTGACCAGCTCAGCATCCGCAAGAAATTTAACATCACAAAAGCAGTAGACGATGCTGCGGCCCAGTTGCCGCAGCTCTACCTGCGCTTCCTGAAAGCTGACTGATGGCCAGAACAATCTACCAGCGCATCGCCCTGGAGGGCGGGAAGGGTATTGCGGATGAGCTTCGCAAGATCGGCAAGGATGGCGAGGCCGCTTTTGTCGAGATCCGTGGCGCGGCGGCCAAGCTGTCGAAGGACCTGGGCGCGCTCGGCGGTGCCTTCAAAAACCTTGGCGGATCGCTGGCAACGGTGGGCAAGCGTCTGGGCATTGCAGGTGCCGCCGCAGTCGGTGCTGCCGCCGGTGTCGTGGCCCTGGCGAAATCCGGCACGGATCTGGCCGACTCTGCGAACAAGCAGGCGCAGGCGCTCGGTCTGGCGATCGACGAGTATGGACGGCTGTCCTTCGCGGCCTCGCAGTCTGGTGTGGATGCAGGCACCTTCGGCACGGCGATCACGCGGCTGAACCAAGAGATCGGCAAGGCTGCGGATGGCAACAAGGCTGCGCTGGAGAAGTTCCAAGAGCTTGGCATCTCGATCAGAGGGGCGGGCGGGCAGATCAAGCCGACCGAGCAGCTGATGCAGGAGCTGGCCAATCGCTTCGCGCAGCTGCCGGATGGGGCCGAGAAGTCTGCGCTTGCCACCGAACTGTTCGGTCGCGCCGGTGCGCGCCTGCTGCCGCTGCTGAACGGTGGTGCAGATGGCATCAGGAACCTTGGCGACGAGGCGACTAGGCTGGGCATCGTCTTCACCAAAGAGCAGGCGGTCATTGCCGAGGGCATGAACGATGCACTCGAGGCTCTGTCTGCTGGTGTGTCTGGCACTCGCGCGCAGATTGGCCTGCTGTTCGCGCCCACGATCACCGACGCTGCGCGGGGCTTGCAGAAGCTGATCGAGGACAACCGGATCGCGATCACCGAGTTCGTGGAGCGCGGGATCGAAATAGCGCTGCCGCTGGTGAAAGACTTTCTCAATGCCGTCATTGGAAATGATGTTGATGTTCAGAGTATTTGGGTTCTCAAGGCGAAACTTGAAATTCTCCGCTTCTCCTATGCTGTTCAGAACGCATTTCGGGATGTCATCATCCCTGCCTATGAAGCTCTCATAAGCGTATCAAACACGGTCGCCGATGCAATCAACGGGGTTTTCGGCACGGACTTTACTGGGCAGGAGATCCTAATATCCGCAGCAATCATCAAGCTGGTAGGCGGTTTCGGACTCCTAAAGGACGCACTCGGCCTGATCACCGCAAGCCTTAAGCTCGGCGTGAGCTCGATGAACCTATTGATCAAAGCCTCTCCTCTTTTGGGGGCTGCCTTGGCGACGCTCGGAACTCAAGCCAAACGTCTAGGTCTGGCGCTTCTGCCGCTCCTTGGGTGGCCAGCCTTGCTTATCGCCGCGTTCGTTGTCCTGCCTGTGCTGCTCTACGTTTATTGGGATGAAATAGTCGCAGGTGCGAAGTGGCTATGGCAGCAGGTCAAGGCGGCGTTCAAGGAGGGGTGGGAGTTTGTCAAATTAAGTGGCGCCCTTGCCATTGAACAAGTGCTGGCTGGACTTGCGGCGCTCGGCCAGCAATTTGGCGAGTGGGGCCGACAGGCAGGGGAACTCTTCGCGGCGGGCTTACAAATGCTGGTCGATCTGGCCTCTCAGATTTGGGAGAACATTCGATCGGCAGCGGTCAATGCTATCGCCGGGATCGCTGAATCAGCAAGTGGCCTTTGGTCCGACATAGCCGCTGGTGCTCAGGAGAAACTTGCCGGTTTGGTTCAAATCTTCAGTGATTTGAACGCCAGCTTGGGTGTGGTCTGGGATGCCATCCGTAACGGCGCATCCTCTGTCTTCTCCTTCCTTCGCGACGGCTTCTCAAATGTGGTGAGCTTTGTTGGAAATCTCTTCGACGGGCTGGCCAACCGGATCGAGCGCGTCTGGAACCGGATCAAGTCGATCATCGCCAGCGCGAAGGCGCAGTATAACCAGATCAACGACAACAATACCGGCACCAGCAGCCAGCGCGACGGCGTGGGCAGCTTCGCCACTGGCGGCATGGTCCGGGGTCCCGGCACGGCCACCAGCGACAGCATCCTTGCGCGCCTGTCGGATGGTGAATTCGTGGTCAAGGCCGCAGCGGTGCGGAAGTATGGCCCGCAGTTCCTTGCCGCCATCAACTCGCTGCGCTTCAAGATGCCGAAGTTCGCATCGGGCGGGCTGGTCAGCATGCCGAAGATGCCGCAATTCAACATGGGCGGTCTGGTCGATAGCCTCACAACGGGCATGCAGTATCAGGTCCCGCGCTTTGCCGATGGTGGAATGGTCGCAATCCCGGCGCAGGCACAGGGCCGTCCGGTCACGCTGAACATCGACGGTCGCACCTTCGACGGCCTGACCGCCTCGGAGAAGACCGCAGAGGATCTGTCGCGCTACGCCACAAACCGCCGCCTGAAAAGCGCCGGGCGCAAGCCCGGATGGGTAGGAGGCTGACATGCCGGAAACCGTCCTGACCATCACCGGCTTCGGCCTGACGCCCTATTCGGCGCGTGGCATCCAGCAGACCTTGGAGCCGATCCCGGAAAGCGCTGCGATGCGCCGCACGGTCAACGGTGCGCTGGTCGATATCTCCGCGCCAGAGTTCCGCAAGTATCGCAGCGTGATCTCTTGCGAGGATATGAACGTGCCCGCCATCGACGGCGTCTGGCCGGGTCAACAGGTCACGGTCGCCTGCGCCTGCGAGCTGTCCTATGCGACCAGCGGCGGCTCTCCTGCGCGCACTGTCGTGTCAGGCTCCAGCCGCACGGAAGGCGACTTCACCTTCTACCGCCCGCAGCTGACCATGCGGATCGTCAACTTCAATGAGGCCCTCGATGAGCTGGGCGCGGTGCTGTCCTGGCAGTTGGAGCTTGAAGAGGTATGATCTATTTCGCTTGGGTCGCCTCGACCGATACGACCTTCTCCGAGACGTTCCACCGCGAGGATGAGAATGTCTTCAGCTTCACAGTCGATCATGAGGAAGGCGACTTCGCCAGCCTGACGATCGAGATCCTGAACCCGCGTGTCGGCCTGCTCGGCGTGGCCCGCTCGCGCTGGTGCTGGCTCTCCTATGATGACGGCTCCACAGTCACGCCGCTCTTCTTCGGGCGGCTGGTGGGTGTGCCCGAGCGCGTGTCCGAAGAGATCGTCACACTGACCTTTGTCGCACGTCCGCAGAACTACACCGCCGCCAAGGAAGCCGTTGCCGCTGGCCTCCGGGTGCTGCCCTGGTTCGATCCGGTCTGGATCGGCGCGGATCGTCGGTCTGATCCAGATGTCGCGCTGGAATCGCGCACGGCGCTCTACCACATCGACCGCACCACTCTGGCGGTGACAGTTTCTGACATCGTCGCGGGCGAGGCTGGCACCGTGGATATCGGCGGCAACCTGTTCCGCGACAGTCTCGACATGCGCTACACCCAGATCCCGGCGCGCACCGTGCGGGTCGCAGCCGAGATGACCTGGAACCAGAAGGCCAGCGGGTCGATCGACATCAGCCGCCAGATCTGTGACGCCTTCGCCGAAGCGGGCACGGTCCTGACAAACCGGATCAGCACCTTCACGGGCGAGGGTCTGCTGCGTGACTGGCCGCGCACCGGCACCAAGATCGGCGCGGGATGGACGGTGGGCGCGGTGCAACTCCCCCGCGTAGATAGCGTCAACGTGCCTGCGCGCGGCTATATCGCCAACACGGTGGAGAACCGGGTCTATTTCCCCGAGTGGGTGGTGCAGCCGACGATGCTGCTGGACTATGACGCAGACCGGGGCCGCGCCGAAACCATCACCTTCACCATCACCTCGGCCACACAGGACATCCTGACAGACGATGATGATGATGACGCTATCGAGCTGTCCTTTGCCAGCTCCGCCGCGGCTGAAACCATCGACGGTGAAATCCCGATCGGGGATCTGCGCCGCCGCACCTGGTTCCAGACGGATCGGGGCCGGGACAGCCTGCGCTATCTGATGCTGGTCGCGCGCGCCCGCCTGATCGCCCAAGCCCGCGCCGTCGAGATCGAGGCCGACATTCCCTTCGCCATCGCGATCACGCTCTCCTGCCGCCACTCCGCCACGCTGGCAGATGCCCGCATTCCGGGCGGCACCGCCACGGGCAAGGTGGTGCGCTACAGCTTCGGCCTGTCTGGCGAGGACGGCCAGCTCAAGGGTTCGGTCGCCATTGCCTGCACCGTGGGCACCGGCGGCACGATCACGCCCGCAGATGGCGTCCCCGGCTATGCCGAGGGCGGCTATGTCAACACGGGCTATCAGACCAATATCGGCGGCGAGGAATTGCTGCTCACTGGCGATCTCGCCTTCGGGGAGTTCGGCGGGATCGAGGTGCAGGATGATGGGATCGACTTCTTCAACCTGACCGGCGCGTCGGTGGTCGAGGATTGCACCGTCTTCGACGGGCCCACCGCACAGCGCGCCGTGCTGGCGACACAGACCCAGACGCCACAGGAGGCGATCAACCTACTGAACCAGAGCTTCACGCGGGTCGAGCTGACGCTGTTCCCGGTCGATGGGGTGTCCTTCCTGACCGAGTATGATCTGTCGGAGCTGCGCCTTGCGATCCCGCAGACCATCGACCTGGAGGCTGCATAATGTCCAGCCTGTCGATGGAAAGCATCGTGCGGCCGTTCGTGAAGATCGAGAGCCGCCCGCTCAACATCATCACGCCGCCGCCTGTCACAGATCCCGAAGAGGTGCCGCCCGCGTTCATCGAATGGGGTGCGCCCTCAAACTTCATCGCGCCCAACAGTCAGATCGACCGCCCGCTGGTGGTGACCACCGATAACGATCGGGACTATTCCAGCTTCTCGGGCACGGTGAACTATCTTGAGCAGACCGATTCCATCTTCGATTGGGAACGCGAGATCGAGATCAACGAGATATCGCGTCAGGTCCGCGAGGTCAGGATCTACAACCCCGAAGAGATGGACCTGCCGGAAGAGGATCGCACCAGCTATGTCGATGTGGAAGTGATCGACCGGATCGTCTTCCGCGCGCCTGATGGTGGGCGATGGGCCTTCGTTCTGAACAATGATGACGACTGATGCCTGTCAGACTTGATCCGTTCCAGAACATCGTCGGCGTGAATTGGGGTGGGCGGCTTGCGGCGATCTGTGAGCTGGCCTTCATCTTCGAAGGCCTTGGGCAGAATCCGTGGATGATCAATGTCGTGGTCAACTCACCGGAAACCCTTGGCCCGATCGGCGGGATCGCTGATGGCGATAGCGTCACCGGCCTGATCGAATACATCGACGGCGAATTCTACACCGTTCACAGCTTCATCCGGCGCGATGGATTCGACAACGATCCACGCTTCCCCGGTTTCCGTGGCGTCTGGGTGCGCCCGCTGGAGATCAGTGGCGGCTTCCCTGAAGTGGTCGAGCTGCGCCTCTTCGGTCGCTCGACGGATAGCAGCCTGCCAACTGTGGCGGCTGTGCTTGGCACATTCGGATTTGGCATTGAGTTGTTCCAGCCGGGCGAGTTTGTCGAGCGTCGGTTCGAGGGCTTGCTCTGGGAGCACTATCCAGTCGAGATCCCGCTGCCCGAGGAATACGAGGCAACCGTTGTGCGGGCGGATCGCGAGCGCCGGTTTGAGCGATGGGGCAACCGCGCCTTCATCCGCACGATCGACGGCCTTGGCCCGGTCGCAGACTTTGGAACGCTTCGCCTGAACTTCCGCACCGGCGGCCATGAGCTGCTGCCGCCTGACCTGACACCAGAAACACCCGATCCAGTGTTTACATAGGAAAGCCGATGCCAGTCATTTACAGAACCACAGATGCAGGCCAATGGGGCGCGGGCAAGGGCGGCAACCTGACACCCGCAGAGGTCGATGGCAACTTCTATACCCTCGCGCAGGCGATCGCTGCTTTCGACACGGGCCCCGCGCCCGCTGAGATCGACAATATCGTAGTGGCCGGCAACCAGATGACGATCATTCTGGACGATGCGCGCGAGTTCGGCCCCTACACGCTGCCCACAGCGGCGCTGCGCTGGCGTGGCAACTGGTCGGCTGTCACACCCTATGAGGTCAACGACCTGGTCACAGTGGGCGGTCAGGGCGTGTTCCTAGTGCTGGTCGCACATACTTCTGACAGCACGTTCGATCCTGACTACCTGGTCGGCAGCGACATTGCCTATCAGCTGACGCTGGCCGAGGTGCGCTATGCCTTCGAGTTTCAGGGCGACTGGGTGCAATCCACGGCCTATGCCGTCAACGATGTGGTGTCGGTCCCGGCACAGGGCATCTACCTGGTCTTGCAAGATCACACATCCGACACGGCGTTCGACCCGGACCGCCAGATCGCCGCGGCTGATGTCTATCAGCTGCTCTATGCGGAGCCGCGCAGTCTTGTGGTCGAGGTCACTGGCGCGACACTTGTGTTCCCGACAACGATCTGGGGATATCACCGCTGCACCAATGTGGCCGGATGCGCTGTCACCTTACCCGCGAACGCGAGCGCGGCCCTGCCGATCGGGACCGAGTTCCACTTTCGGCAATGCGCTGCGGGCGCGGTCAGCATCACGGGGGACACCGGCGTCACGGTGAACGTGCCTGCTGGTGCCAACCCGGAGACAGCCGCTGTCGGCGCGGTCATAACGGCAAAGAAGGTGGCCACGAATGAGTGGGACATCTTCGGCCTGCTGGCGGAGGCCACTGCGTGATCCTCGGCATCCTTGCGCGTCAGTTCGGTATCGGTGGCGGCGGTGGCGGAGGTGGTGGCACAGCGACCCGATACTGGCGGATGTATTTCACCGGCTCCACCAGTCAGGTGCGCTTCATGGGTGCCGGTCAGGTTGATATGGCGGAATCTGTGGGCGGCGTCAGCGTGATCGGTGCCGGCACGCCGTCGGCATCCAGCGAGCGTGGCAGCTTCTATGAGGCGCAGGACAGTTTCAACGGCAGCACCGGCGATCACTGGAACAGTGCCTCCGATCTTCAGGTGCCGTCCTGGCTACAATATGACTTCGGCGTCGGGGTCGAGGTGGACATCAACGAGATCGCGGTGACGGGCGCGCTTGGGTCGGGTGAAAACCTTTCGATGTTCGCGGGCGCGCTGGTGCAGTCCTCTGATGATGGCACCGCTTGGACAACCCGCTGGGTGATCGAGCCGCAAGCGGTCTGGGCAGAATCGGAGGCGCGCACCTTCGACAGCACCGGGGGCCTGCCAGCCCTGTTTGTCTGCGACACGCAGCGCGTCAACGAAACAAGCGCCACCGCATCAACTACACTGACCGATATGCACTTCGGGCCGGAGCGGACCGATCGGCTGGTCGCGGTCGCCATTCAATCCACCCGACCCACGCCGATCAGCGCCGTGACGATCGGCGGTGTCGCTGCAACCTTGGCTGTCCGCAGCAAGGATGGCAGCGGCGGGTCGGCCTTTGTCGAGGTTTGGTATGCACGGCCGACCGGAACCGATGGCGATGTGGTGGTGACGCAGGGCGCATCCGAAACGGGATACACCCGCGCTACTTCCTACAATATCGCAACGGCCACGGCCACGCCTGCGGCCACGGCGCGCTATGACACAGGCGTGTCGGGCGATATGTCGATCGCAGCACCGACCAGCTCTGTCGTAATCGCGGTCCCCTGCGGCGGCGTCTTCGGCGACGTGGATCTCGGTGGCCTCGATGACACCTTCATTCTGACGATCGGCACGACAGGCTACAACGGTTTCGCCCAGGAGATCGTCGCCACGGGCGCCACCAAGACCATCACCGCAACAACCACAGCCGCCCGTGTCGCGGCCTGCTGGTCCATCTGATCCATCAAAAGGAGATCTATCATGTCCAACCCGTTTGCGGGCCGCGTCGGCCTGTCCGGTCCTGCCAATGACCTCGAGCCGGTCACGCCTGATGATGACAACGATCTGCCGAACATGGCGATCTCGCTCTACATCGTGGGCGCTGGCGATGTGGCGTTCATCAGCGCGGCCGGTGAGTCCCGCACGGTGACGGTCCCGGCAAACTTCATCCTGCCGGTGGGTGTCCGTCGCGTTCTGGAGGCCAGCACGGCAACCGGCATCCACGCCTTCACGGTGCAGTGATGCTGGGGCTTGGCCTTGGAGTGCCTGCTGTCGCGGCGCGCAGGCGCGGGGCAGGCGGTGGCGGGGGCGGGGTTCCTTGGATTCCCTCAGATGCGGACGGTAGTTTCTTCGGCTGGTGGGATGCTTCGGACGGGCTCGATGTCACGGGCACCACGATCAACAGCTGGGCGGACAAATCAGGTCAGGGCAACTCACTCACCCCGACGTCCATGCTGACAAGCACAGCCAAATTCGGCGGCGCGGCTGTCCCACGCATGGCAAGTGGCGCTTACTTTACATCTGCTGCTGCCTTAGCCGCACCAAAAACATTCTTTGCGGTCGCGGCTCTCGACTCAGCCGTGAACGCTGGTTTCGGTGGCGCACGCCTGATGCGGAACGCGGGAAGCTCTGCCTATGTGATCGCGACTGGTTCGACATCGGGGCTGATGGCAGGCGAGCTGTTTAGTTATGTGAACACAAACACGGCTTACCGTGGCGCCAGCACGGGCACGCTGCCATCAGGGATTGACAGCAGCGAGCATATTTTTGCGACCCGTTGGGCCGCCGGAGACTCTGACATCGCCCTCCATCTGGACGGCTCTGGCGATCTCGCGAACATCGGCTCGGCGGGCAACCCTGCTTGGTTCTCGGGTGTCGTAAGAATAGCAGAGGGCCAAGCATCCGGGCCCGGGCATATGGCTGAGTGCATCGTTTTTACCACCCGGCTTTCTGATGCAGACTTCGACCGCGTCACAGGCTATCTCGCCCATAAGTGGGGAACACAGGGCAGCTTGCCCGCCGAGCATCCTTATAAAGATGCCCCTCCAACTGTCTGAACAGGACAGCAACAACCGGCGCGGGGTGGGCTGCAACCCGTGAACCCCGCGCCTTACCACACGATCAACATGCAAACCGTGCGGCTGTCACAGCAAGGCGCGAGAATCGGAACAGGAGTCAACAGGCATGCTGCCAGACTGGAATACAATACAAGGCGCATGGCCGCTGATTGCAGGAATAGCCGCGCTCTGGGCGCGTTTGGAGGTGGCCCTGTCCCGTGCGCGTGACCAGTCGAAAGCAAATGAGGCCGAGATCGGGAAGCTAGAGGTCAAGTTCGACAACGCGATCAAGGATCTGCGCGACGATGCGAAGGTCGCAGCACAAGGCCAGCAGCAGCAGGCGGTGCAGCTTGGCCGCATCGAAGAAAGCCTAATCGGAATCGGTCGCACACTGGAGCGGCTCGACAAGAAGATGGGCGACTGAACCACACGACATTTCGACCTGACGCAGCTCGCCTTTCGGCGGGCTTTTTTCATGCCTGACAGATCCCGAAGGAGGGACCCCTGATGCAGTATAACCAAGCTATCCTTGCCGCTGCCGGTGAATACATCGGCATTGCCGAATGGCCCGGTGCCAAGCACAACCCGGCCGTGGTGGAGATGTTCGCCAAGGTCGGCCACGACTGGGTGGAAGATGATGAGATGCCCTGGTGCGCCGCCTTCGTCGGTGCGGTGCTGGCAGGGCTTGGCTTGCCTCACACGGGCAAGCTTAACGCGCGGTCTTATATGGGCTGGGGTGCCGAGGTCAGGATGCAGGACGCCCGCCCTGGTGATGTGGTGGTGCTGTGGCGTGGATCGCAGACCAGCTGGCAGGGGCATGTGGCCTTTCTGGTGCGCTTCGATGGGGACCGGGTGGTTCTGCGGGGTGGCAACCAGGGTAACGGCGTGACCGATGCTCCCTATCCGCGTGATCGCATCCTCGGTATCCGCCGCGCTGACGGTGTTGAAGCCCGCGGTGCGCGCCCCGTTCTGCGCTCGGGCAATCGCGGCGCGTGGGTTCTCGATCTCCAAGATCAGCTGGTGGGTCTTGGCTACACACTGGGCCAGAAGGATGGTGCATTCGGGCCTCGGACCCTTGCGGCTGTGATCGAGTTCCAGTCGGAGAACGGATTGGTCGCCGATGGGGTCGTGGGTGATCGCACATGGGCCAAGCTGGAGCTGGCCGCCAAGCGCAAAGTGCGCTCGATCGAGATGGACGATCTCAAAGGCAAGAGTCGCACGATCTCCGAGGCCGAGAAGGGCAAGCGCGCGGTCACCGTGGGCGGTGCTGTCGCCGGTGCCGGCGTTGTGGTTGATCAGTTGCAGGATGCCGCGCTGATCGCCCGCGAGGCCGAGGGCATCCTCGACCAGCTGACGGCGATCGCACCAGGTGCGCTGGCGGTTGTGATCCTCGGTGTCGTGGCTTGGCTGGCCTATCGCCACTTCACCCGGATCGAGGAGATCCGCCTCGATGATGCGCGCACCGGCGCGAACGATCGGATCTGATCGGATGCAGATCAAAGTCCCGCTCGAATACATCTGGCGGCCGGTTGCGGATGCGATCGACCGCTGGATCGACAGGCGCGAGCAAACCAATGGCGGGCTGTGCTGGCCGCTGATGTTCTGGATCGCGCTGATCGGGATCGTCATTGCCTGGGCGGTCACTGCCAGATGA